CCAAATCCATAAAGGACTGGTTCTTCGTGGTAGTTACGGGGAATACCTTCTTGCTCACGGAAAACCCGTGACCATTCATCGGTACGTTGGTCATAGACTCCATCGAAGCATTCGTTGAGGATAGGTTCAACAATACTTCTAAAGTCCGTACTGCGCATTGGTGCGGCCATGATTGGACTCCTTAGATGGCGTTAATGGTTGCGACGTATTGACTACGAGAGACTTGTACTTGCACTACTGTGTAAGCATCGCCCCAATCATTGTCAACAGCAGGCGTGAGGTTAATGATACGAAGATCACCAACTGCACTTGAACCTACTAACGAGGTGGAAATCATGCATTGCGACAAACCAGTGGTTGTAGAACCAGCGGTAATGCTTGCAAAGTTTGCTTGATCTCCAATGGAGGTCTGAGCCAAACTACCATTAGCCTGAATGTCGTAAACGATATTAGGGTCAGAGTAGTAATAGGTCACTTGCGAACCAGTTTGGTAGGCAGTGTTTGCCACCCATTGGTTGCTGACAAGACGACGACCTGTGAGGTCAGTAAACTCGTGACCAGCAAAAGCACCTTGATAGGCGCTACCAGCAGTAGCGGCGATGATGTTACCGCTAGTGTTAAGGGCTACAGGCTGACCTTTTAAAATGCCAGTGTTGTAAGCCGAGGCAATACCGTTGGGTAGTGCGACCGCGCGATCCAAACCAGAAGGATGGAACGATGGGCGCAGACCGAACGGAGCAGATGTTGAAGACATAGTCTTACTCCTAGTTTGTTAAAACATTCCTACCCAGCGAAATGCGGAGCAGGTATCGGTTTATCAATGTTGTCCATACCATCGCCTTCAATCTGTCCCAAGGGTCTACCTCGGCTATCGCGTCCAACTTGTTGCTCTGCTTGCAGTCGAATCTTGTTCGCTTCCTCAAGCGGTGCATCATGGTGAAAATGAGCCATAACATCTTGATACAAGTCCATTGGAATTTTGTACAAGATCATCTCATTACACGCGATATAACCAGTTTGTTCTCCAGACTTGACTCGATAGTTATCAAACCCAGTCATCTCGTCCGCTTTCACGGGTACATAACCTAATCTGATCCTCTTGTCAATGCTGTCATACGCATTGGTTGACGATAACCAGCAATGATGCCATCCCTTAACTTCAGGGACATTGGGCAACGCGCTTTGTGTCCACTCATCTTTCCACATCTTGCGACGCTCATCAGATGATACGAACTGGTCTTCGGGTGCCTCTCGACTTTGGTCAAGACTCGCGCGACTTTCGCGTCCACCAGCAGACAAATTTTTCTTTAAACGAGAATCCATTTTCAACTCCTATAACCGTTGTTTTGACGTGCTTCTTTAGCATACCTCGCGACCATTCGCGCTCTCTTGTCGGGATCGTCCCACATACCTGCATCTTTCATGGCTCTGACCTGATCGGGGTTCAGAGTAAAAGTATTTCTACCACCACTACTCGACGCCGCTTCGCGTCCCGAACTCGTCACTACATTACGGGGTCTTCGTTGTGTTGTTCTCTCGTTCGTGTTATTAGTATAACGGTGAGGTAGGTACTTTTGCAAGCGGTTGTCAAGTTCTTCCCAAAACTCCGCAGTTTGGGGGGTGTAACCCTCTTCAGCAAGCGCCGCATCAATCGTTAAAGCGATCTTTGAATCGGAATCTCGTCCTTTAGGGTCATACCATTCATTGTTTGACATCCATTGATTTGCAAAGTTCTGCACGGCTGGATCAGGTGCTTGAATAGTGCGTTGTTGGCGCGGTGCAGTGGCTTTTTTCTTGATGTTTTCAAGAGCCTCAGCGTTGCGTCGTGCTTCAAACCACATTTCCTGCGCATTAGTAAGCAAATCACCGTTTCCAGTGGCTGTTGCCTCTGAAATCTTTTGCTTTGCAAACAAAATGCGATTGTGTTGGTCTTCAATTGCCTTATTAAGGCGTGCTAACTCACTACCGTGCGACTTCTTTTCCAAAACCGCCATGCGTTCGAGCATTTCTTGATTAACGCGCTCCAAATGTTGGATTTTGACGTTCTTCTCTTGCTCAACATTGCGGTGGTACTCCTTGCGTGAGCGTCTTTTATGACGTTTTTGCTCTCTAAGAGCCTCCGCATCGGCGTCTACCTCACCACCATCCGCTAATTCAGCGCGTCTGGCTCGTTCATCAGCTTCATCAGAGCCTTCTTGACCTGAATCCGCTTGTTCATCAGGGGATGGGATGCTATCAGGCAACTCAATCGTTGCTGAACCATCAACTTCTTCCTGAATCGTGATGACTTCTTGCTTTTCAGCATTTTGCTGTTCATTGCTCATACGAATGCCTTCACATCAAGGGGGTTACCAGTGATTTTGGCGATTACTTCGTGGTCATTTAGCACCATAAACTCGACGTTTTCCTCGTTATTGTGCGGAACAAACCAACGGTCGCCAGTCCATTTGGGTACGCGCAGGTAATCACCCACACCGCACCACGAGCCTTCAGGCCACGCCTCCATTGTGTCGCGCTTCTTGAACGCTAATGGGCCGATAGCCACCACTTTACCGACTGGGTTTTGCGCCCTCTCGGTATCGCGGGTTTCTTCAGGCAAGATAATCCCAGATTCTGTCATTCGTTTCTTGGCGATTCGCAGTTGAACTAATACTCGTGCGCCAAGGGGCAGTGCTCCGGGGTCTACAAGAGGAAACGCGTCCTCTAAATCAGCGGCATTACCCGCTACCGTGCTATCTGTCATCGTCTTCTTCTTCCTTTAAAAGGTTGTTTAGGATGTCAAGGGCTTCTTCAAGACCCGCATTGGTACCGACTAGCCTTTGATACGCCTCGTAGTTAATGCAGTTACCCGCAATAACCGACTTAGCGATCTCAGCTTTACGCGCTTCTACAGCACCGATAAAGTCGGATATGTACCTCATGCGTTGCTCTTGTCCACGCCCTTGTTTTGGGAGAAATTCCCATGATCGCTGTTAGCTTTTGGTAGTGTCGCTGTACCCTTCTCTTTTAGTTCGCTTCCTGTAACCCAAGCGCCAGCCGCCATGCGGGTGTGTTGCTTGACAGTCTCGTCTTGTTGCTCTTTGTCGGTAGTAGCCATTTCAATCTCCTAAGTTGCGTTGTGTAACATTTTGCAGTTTGATTGCGGTCTCTTCCTGCTCCCTTTGCAGTTTGATCTCCTCGACCGTTAGGTCTGCCGTCATCATCCGTTCTTTCGTTAGGTTGTCTTCGGCGTTCATGGCGATCTTCGCTTGCAAATCTTGTGCTTTCTGCGCCATATCCGCTTGGTCGCGTGCAGTGCGTCGCTGTGTCTCTGCCATAGAAGCCTGCAAAACAGCTTGTGCTTCGCCTTCCATAGGAGGTGCTGGTGGCTTGAACTGTTGCATGACCTGACCCAACTGCTGAAGCGCTGGTAGCACGCCTTTGAAAACCTCAGCGGTATCCAACTTGACGTGATCAGATGCAATAGCCATAGCCCTGTCAATATCAGGAGCCAACTTGCTGTCCTCGTAAGGGCCTAGCTTCAAGTCAGTACCCGCCGTCACATACGCATTCATCTGGCTTGTGTACCACAGCATCATGTGTTGCTTGATGTGCTCCAACGCCTGCGGAATAAACTTTGGTGCAATCAAATTGTTGGAACCCAGCATTGGATCAAGACCAAAAGTTAGGTGAACTTGGATGTGCGCTAAGTGATCTTGACTTGGGTATGCAAACGAGGACTTGCCCAAAGACATTGCGGCGTTCTCATCAGCGGCGTTGTGCTCCATTGGCTTGGTAGCGTTAGGTAACAACTCTTGAATGTCGGGAACCTTTAACTGCTTGAGCATTCGACTAAGGACGGCTTTTTGGTCAAACATCCCCGGATTTGCCGCCGACATCTGCAACACCGCCTGCATCTGTGCCATGCGCTGTGTCTCAGAAAAGATGTGCGGATCAGAGACTGGAACAATGTCGCTGTTTTTCTTAAAGTCTTCACGACTAATAGGCAACTCAGCAACGTCATCACCCCTGCGCATATCGTCCAAGTACCAACGATTGATGCGACCTAGCACACCTAACACTCTGCGTTGGCTCTCATGCAAACGTGCGTGAATTGCGGAAAACACCGCCGCACCTTGCTCAATCAAAGCCTGCGTAGTTCCCACTGGGGTGTTAGCTGTTACATCACCGATCTTTTCCTCAGCAGTGGTAACCACGCCCTTGGCGGCTGTTGTCAACCAACCAAGCAATTGAAATAGAACGGGAGAGGGTGCGTTAAACGGCATGGGCATAGCAATTTGGCGGATGTCGTTGACGCCCGGCCCCGCCTCGATCTCCGTCACCTGCGTTACTTCGATGTTCTGTGATTGACCAGAAACCTTTGCACCCTTTAACTTCAGCATCGTCGCCGAGTTGTTGATGTGCGCAGTGTCCAACAAGGCGCGTAGAGCACCCGTCAAGGCGGCTGTGAGACCTCCGATGAGTTGGGGTAGCCCAATAGCGTATGCACCCCTCCAAGGGATGAATTTAAACTCAATGAGCCAATCCAACTTGGTCATTGTGTCGTCACCCTCTTCCCAATTACGGTACAACCCTAGAACTTTGCTTTCAAGTTCATCAATCATTAGGATGTAGGGAGCCAACTCGCCCTTGGTAATTGGGTCGTCTTCAACCTCAAGGAATGTGTAGATGTGGTAAACCTTGCGCAGACCATCTTCGTTGTCTCCGTAAGACCTACCCTCAATCTTGTCGTTAGCTTTCTCTGAAGCTGTTTGCTCAGGCTCTGACGTAGCGCGAACAAAGTCGATGTCTCGGTACAGACCAGAGTCAATGCGCCTTTTAAACTCCATCCCTGTGATGTCTTGCATCTCAGTCACACGCTGGGCAGTGTAGAAGTTCACAGCGGCATACGGTAGCATCACGTTGTCGATAGGAACAAACTCAGCGCAGGGGCGCTTCTTTTGCTCGTCGTACCACAACTTCATGTACTGCGAACCACCTAACGGTAGCTGAGTTAACAACTGCTCTTGCTCGTCGCGGTACTCTTGAATCTGCTCAGTCAACTGCCAATTAGTCCAATCGCGTTTGCGTTCTGCGCGTTCTGTCTTTTCTTCAGTAGCCTCGCCCATGATCTTTGTGCGGACAGGCCCGTCAGGTGGGAACAACTCCTTGATAGCACGAGCGGCAAAGTCTACGCACGCCTCAGCCATCACGGGGTGAACGACCTTGCTGGCACCCATGAACTGAGCACCGCCGGGGGAATCATTCCCTAAACCCGTGCGCTTGAGTCCTTCTTCGTATTGCTTGTCTCGCTGTTCGCGTGCTTCCTTGTCCTTCTCAATCAGGTCAAGGTACCGCATTCCAACCTTATCAAGGTCGTACAGATTCATAACCTCTTCGGCAAGGTTTTCGTAGAACTCTGGGTCTTGTTCAGGCCCTTTATCCTCACCCATACGCACGATAGCGGAACCATCCTCTAGTTCTTCAACGTCGCTGATGTCGTCTTCTACTTCAACGTCAGCACTACCGTCTTTGTTGTTCTTGAGTCCGTCAATAAAACGATCAAATTCTTGGTCGATGGGCATTTGTTTTGCCATTTTGTTTATTCCTGTGTTAAACTATTGAGTCTATTGGAGGGTCTATGCAATATAAATTACCATCAACAAGTTATTTTCATACTTACATTCCCGCTCAAAATCGATTGGGAAAGTGGATGGTCTATGAGAATGCAACTGGCAAACTCTTTGGCATCTTTCAAACTGAGGGTGAGGCTGATAATCATGCTCGTACCCTTAACGATACTTGGGTACAAGAGTTCTATGAAACTCGTCCAGCATCTGAGCACGCTCCCGCTCCGCATCCATATATGTATCGTAGCGAGAGCCTTCTTTCCCAGTTGAAAAGTTTCTGGGTTGATATTGCACTCTACTTCCGTTACCTATTCCGATCACGCTAGTGGGGTAGTCAGAACCAACCGACCACGGTTGCAGTCCTCCGACGGGGGCGGCTTTCACTTGACCGGGTATCCCCGACCTGCTCTGTGGGAACAAGAACTTCTCAAGCCCTTGCAGTCTTTCACGTTGCGATTGTTGTTCTTTTGACATTGGCTGTGCGCTTGCTTGAATATAATCACCTTTTGTTTTTTCCATAAACAAACGATCTTTATCAAAGTCCGAAACACCAAACTTTATTTTTCCACGTTTTCCCAACACCTCACTTGCGGCGCTTTGAGCCTTTAAAAACTCTTCAGGTATCTGCCCCTTTTCAACTCTACCAAACGGCATAACAACAACACCACCCAATCTTGGATTGTGAGCAAGCACCATATCGTCGCCTAACAATACAGCAAGCTGTTTGATTTCATCTTTGTTTAAACCTTGCGAAGTTTTAATTAGCATAGATGAAGCGTCTTTAATGTTGTTAGTCATCAATGGAATAAACCTATGCCCAGCCATTGCAGTCTGATTTAAATCTTCGCCTAACTGACCAACTTGTTTGCGCAGTGCTTTGTTTGCGCTAGGAACATTACCAATGGTTCCCGCTCCTCGAACATCAATTGCCATCATTGGGTTAATTTCAGTTAAACCTTTTGGATTAATTACTTTGTTGGGGTTCATAAACGTACCAACAGCTTCGCGTGACTTGTTTCTACCTGTGCCAAGATTGGGGTTATCCAACAGCACATCATTTAACCCCTGCCTAAAACCGTAAGTTGTGTTTTGTCCAAGATCATCCGCTGTGGTTTCAACTGTAAATGTTGAAGGTTCAAACTGGCGTCGCATTGGAACAACCGCACGACTTGCCATGTCACCAGCTTCTTTGACCACTGGCTTAACCATGTTCAAGCCACCCTTGATTGCCTTGGGTGCTTTATATGCCGCATAGGGTGCTCCAAATGCTCCTAAAATTTCAGCAATTGGGTACTCGTCTTCGTTGATGATTCCCTTCTCACGCATAGAATTCTTGATGTCGGTCGACGTACCAGACATGGGGAACCTAGCAACCTTCTCACCTTCAGGGTCGAGCACTGAGGCGGGTTTGTTCAAACCGGGGATCATGCTTTGCCCAAAGTTAACAATGTCAGGAACCTGCCCAGCTAACACCGCACTGATGCGCAGAGATAACTCCTTAGCACCGCCGGGTCGTCCCGCCTGCTCCCATTCTTTGGTGACCTGAGCCTTTAGCATCTCAGACGCTTTATCAGCAAACGGTGATTGCTGTTGCCAACTCTGGCTTGCCATCTGAGGGAACACGCCAAACGCCGCCTTCTGCGCTCCAGCCATCTGCTCAATCTCTTGTGGGGTTGGAGGCAACACACTGCCAGCTTCTGCGTATTGACGTGACATTCCGCCTTTAGCAAACGGGGGGATATAGGCATAACCACCCTTAGCATATTCAAAATCGTCAATCTTGCCGTACTTGGGATTCTTGCCAAGCACCAGTGGGCCAATTTGAATAACTTCATCAGCGCCTGTAATTGGGGCCATCGTTGCGCGATCATAGAAGTAAGAGTGACGCTCAGGGTCAATTCCAATCTGTTTCCACTCTGGATCGTTTAAATACTTCTGCGCTTTGGCAACCGCTTCTTCTTCCGTCATTGGATTCCAATCACCCACAATACGCGCATAGGACTGCTTCTCACCGCCCTGAGCAATTTTTTTAGATTGGTTCTGGCTGATGCCAAGGTCGGCGTTCTTTACGCTAGAGACTGGGCCATACGCTACCTTCTTGCCCTTTTGGTCATGGATAGAGTTTACCCACACACCCTTTTGGGTATAAGCGGGAATGTCAAGTCGCAAACCCACCTTGGTGCCGGGCGGATACTCCTCCTGCTTGCCGTATCTAGACTTTGCCGCATCGCCACGCAATGCATTGATGGCCTCCTCTGCCGTAGCAGGCTTTGGCACAAACGAATAGGGTGTAACAGGCTTGTACAGTTTCACAATGTCGTTGTACTGTTCCTTAGTGATCTCACCCCTGAATAGTTTTTCAACTGCCTCAGAGATTTCTGGCACGCGCTTGGTCACGTCCTTGTAGTTCATGCTTAGGCGGTCGACTTTGGGAAGCGCTTTGGTTACAGCGCCTACGCCCTCAGCAACAGCGCCCAAAACCCCACCTTTGGACATATGCACCTCACCGCCACCAGCCATGTGTTGGTCTATTGCGCTCTTTAGGCGTTGCTCAAATGTACTCACGGTGCCTCCGTCTTTGCGTTTCATAATCTGGTCGAAGTCGTGGAAGGGTGCAGGCTCTGCTGATCCACCGTCCTTATAACCTTCCTTCTGGAGGTTGGTCAAATACTCTTCGCTGATAAATTGTTTAGGGGTTGTTGATGACAAATCTTTGTGACCTAGTGGCATTGGTTTTCCATTCTTGTCAAGTCGGCCTTTGTACAAAGCCGAAAAGTCTCGTGCGGCTAGTTCAATAGGTGCTGGCTCAAAAAGCAATCCAAAGTCATCCCCAGTGGTTATACGAGGAAATGCTGAATTTAAATCAGGGCGATACAGTCCACTGTTTTTGTCAATAGTGAACAAACGATTGCCCACAGCGTAGGTTGGAGAATCTACCAGCAAAGGATCGGTCTCTTCTCTAATGATCTTAAACGCTTCTTGCGTAGCTTTCTCGCCCTTTTTCTCGCCGCCCATGACCATAGCCTTAGCTAACAGCTTGCGCTGGTTAAAGGTCTGCGCTTGGTTTAGTGAAGATGGGTCGCTGATGTCAATCCCATTAGGGAACATCGGCTTGCCAGTCTTGTCGTCCACCGCTTTGTTGAGCATCTTGTTCATGTCCTCCACCAGCTTGGCGGACGGGTTACCTTTTCTATGAGCTTCATACATTCTCTGAGTCGTCACAGGGTTGCTCATGTGCTGAGTTGGGGAACCGATAAAGGTTGACCAAATGGTGTCGTCGTCGGTTGCTTTGGTTAGGCGTGTAAGGTGACTAGGTTTACCTACACCCCACGTTGACTTAGCCTTTTTATGCTCAGGGCTTGTTAACTGTAAGCCAGAGAATCCCGTGCCGCCCTTGTTAGGGCCAAACACCCGTGACCTGTCAGCCTGCGTTAGGTTTAGTGTCTTACCCTCAGCGCCAGCATAACCCAGCGCCTCAGACATTCGCATGATGTCGTCAGGGTTCAAGGGATCAGCAAACTGACGCGCACGCATTCCAGCACTTTCAGACCTACTTAGTCTGTTTGCAAGTGTTCCAGCTTTACCAGCATTTGCCAGTGCGCTTAGACCACCGACCTGCATACGGATAGCACCGCCCTTGCGCAACTTTTCAAACTGCTGATCAGATTCAGAGCCTGTATCAGTGTCTGGATTTATCTTAGCATCAAGTTTTCTTCTCAAGTCTTCAAGCGGGTCTTCTCCTGTTGCATATTTGTATCCCGCATAACCTGCATTCAAAAAAGAACCAAGTGGGCTTAATGGAGCCGCCTGACGAAGCCTATCCTTAAAACTTTTACCGTATGACGTTCCTTCAATGGAACCCTGAGTCTTTTTGGCAGGCATACGAATAGCGCCACCATTGGCCTCGTTAATTTCGCCTTTGGTCACGTCGTAGGTTCCCTTGTTGCCGATGTCGGACTTAATGCTCTTGGGATCATAGATGCCAAGGTTCTTTGTGCCACGCTCAGAAGCGTAGAAGGCATCGTGACCAGCCTGCTTGATTAGGCGCTGAATGTCGGGGTTCTCAACTGAGGGCCAGTTGTGCTCAAACATTCCCATTGCATCAATCTCGTCCATCACCTGTTGGTTGCCGGGGAACCGCTCCCTAGCCAACTGTTTAAGGTTGTCAATGTGCTTAGGGTTCTCATAGTCAAACGGGTTCTTGACCTGCACCCTTACAGGCATGGAGCGCGTGCCAGTCATAAACTCTTGGTTGCCGCCGCCCTTAGTGAAGTTGTCAAGAGCAAAGGTGTTTGCAAACTCAGCTTCAGGCGTGACAAATACAGCACGGGATGATCCACTGGGCAGAAACTCTTTAAACTCATTAGCCGTTGAGTGATACATCCTGCGAGGGTCTGTCGACTCCTCAATGAACTTGGCCTTGTTCGCCTCACGCTCTGCCGCTGGCAATATGTCTTGCGTACCCTTGACGTTGTTCAATCCACCAGTAGTCTTGACAGACTTCAACTTAGGCTTAGGCTTAGGCGCGTTCTGTTTGTTGTAGGCACGCAGGAACTGGGCATAGGGGTTGTCAGGAAATGACTTGCTAATCTGCTCAGGAAGTTTTTCAGGGGTTGTGGTTCCGTAACTCTCAATCATTGCCTTGCGCTGGCCTAACTCATCGCCCAATTGAAACGCGCCAGTCTCTTGCTGGAACACCTTGGCGTTAGGCCAACTCATGTCCACCTTGGAAGGGTCTAGGTTGTCTACGATCTTGCCATTGGGCAACTCGTGGAAGGTGTACCCGTCAGGCGTTCTAAACGTCCTCACAGGCTTTGTAGCGCCCTTAACAAAGCTAGTCAGACCTTTGGCAAGTTTTGAGTAGTCAGGCATGGTTAGACAGCATATGGGTTGACCCGCGCAGGTTGGGCATCAAAGTAGTCGTCGTCATCATACAGTGGCTCAGGATCGATGTCGAGCCAACCACCGTCCTTCAACCACCTCATAGCCTGAGTTGCTGAGTCGACGTAGTCGTCGTGCGTGCTGTCAGGGAATGCGCATATCTGGGACAGGAACCCCTCCACCCAGTCTTTGACGTAACCCTTATGCACCTCAGACTCTGGGAGCCAGACCCTCTTGGTGGCAAAGATGGCGGCGGTGATCTGGAGGCGTTGCATCTTGTCGGCACGACCGGGGTTATAGCCCCTGACAATCAAGTGCGCTTTCTGCAACTCTTGAATGAGAGACAGACCCGCCGCCTTCTCTTCGACTAGGATTAGGTCTGGGCGCTTGGCATCCTTACCCTCACCGTAAGACACTCGCCACTCATCCATAGCGCGATCCTTCAGCTTAGGGAAGGTGAGGTGCTCCGCCCAGCAGTCGATCAGCATGACGGACATCGGCCCGTCCATTGGCTTGAACACACCCCATGTCGTGAACGCTGTTGGGTCGTTGTAGGACTTGTCCGTGTACGCACAATCATAGGACTGTAGGATGTACTCAAACTTAGGGAATGGTTTCCCAGCGGGATACATCTGGAACATATCCCTTGTAACCACCTTACCGTCTTCGAGGTCGACCACTAATCCGAGCACTTCCTGATCATAAAGTTTTGAACCACGGTAGGTCTCTAACTGCTTGCTGAAACTCTCTGCGAGGTTAGCCTTGTTCTCATAGGTGCTGGCGCGGTCGATGATCACGTCGTCACCTTCCCTCCCTATCAGATCAAGTATCAGGTCTTTAGGCTTAGGCGTAGTGGTGATGATCACCCTTGGTTGGTCACCCAGTCGCAGACCGAACATCATCATGTCCCACGCCTCTTGAAGGTACTGGAAGGCGGCTAACTCGTCGCACCATGCAAAGTGGAACTGAGGGCCACGCAACCGTTCATAGCTGTCTGCTGATATACCGCGAATGCTCGACCCGTTGACCAGCTTGATCTGGTGGTCTTGTTTGTTGTAGTCGACTATCAACTCTTTGGGGATGACAGACAGCAGACCAGACTGACCCTCGAAGCAGGTGAACTTCACGTCGTTGCTGGTAGGTGCCAGAACTAACCCACGGCTATTTGGGGTGATCCAGCACCACCACCATAGCGCTTCAGCGGCGGAGCGCGTCTTGCCTGCTCCACGCCCTGCCAGCATCATCCACACGGTGTAGTCGATCTCTAAGGGCGGCGGTATCTGGTAGCGGTGGGCGCTGGCTACCCACTTGGCGTGGGCAATCTGAGCAAGTCGATCATGGTCTGGCTGGGCATCAAACTCCGCAGAGGTTTCAGAATCAAACAGTTCAGCCAACATAAGTATTACTTTCCGCCCGAATCAGCCAAAACAGCGGATAAAACCCCGTGTTTTGCGGCACCCGCTGGCGCTTGAATGTAATACTTAGCCCCCACGTTTGCTCATTTCCATGTTCTTAATGATCTCTAAGAACTTGTTTGATCCTATGTCCTCAGTCTTGATAGCGGCACCATTCTCCACACCCTCTACAGCCATGCGATCACCATACTTGCGAGGCTTTAGTTTAGCGGCTGTCCACTTACGCGCATCAATGCGGTTCTTCTGCCACTGGATGAACGTCTGGTCGAGGTAAATACGCCCCTTGTCATCCTTAAACTCAGGCGGTCTCTCGTCGGCAATAGCAAGGATTTCATCGGCGTTTGTATCAGCCTGATCTTCACGAGCGCGTGCGTACATCTCGCAGAAGATTGGGAAGCGAATCAGCCACCGATAGATTGTTGCGCAGTGAGGGAGATGATCATCATTACAGATTGACACCAACGACTCACCGTGAGCGAGTCTCCAACATACCTCTTCTGCTATGTCTTCTGTGTACTCTACAGGTCTATGAGCAGGTCGTTTTGTCTTTGGGGCTTCTGCGGCGTTTTCGGGCGTTACAGTACCACTGACCTCAGTCGCGGCTTTTGAAGGCTTGGCGGGGCTTTTAGACCCCTTCTTGACGGTTTCTGGCATGACCCGTATTCCCCTGTTGGTTTGGTTCCCCAGAGTTTAGCAAACCTTTTGGGTTTTCGCTACTGAACACTTCCATGCGTCCACAAGCAAGGCATTTCCACTTGGTTCCAGCCTTCACCTCGTATTCGTTGACTAACCCACCGCATTTGCACGTTCTCATGTCTTTATCCTTTTGTGCGCGTTAGGTCGTTAGGTTTTGTTAAGGCAACCTCAACGCTACCGTTAAGGCTTCTTACCCTCGTGACATAACTTTCTAACGTATGCAGATGATTCTGGTGTGTCGCACTCATCCTCTGTCAATGTGAAGTCTGGCACCCACGTCCACAATATCAAAAACACAATTAATAGTAACGCAATTGTAAGTTTTTGCAAAGCAGTTTCCTCTGGTAGCTGTTGGCTGGGTAGGTCTTTCATCATATCGTCAATCTCCTGTTTGTTCATCGTCGTCCTCCTCTGGGTACTCGTCGGTGTTGGCTCGGTCTTCGTCGGTCTCAATGGGAGTGTGCAGTGCCTCGTAGTCACGCTTGACTTGACGACGGCGCTCGTCCTCCGCCAACTGCTCTGGGGTTATGGCTTTGAACTGTTTGAGCAATTCAGCCTCCACTTCGTTAAACAGGTTGTTCATGTCGTTCATGTGTTTCTCTCCTTCAGTAATTCAATCGCTTGACCAACAGCGCTCATTTGACCAAGGTTTTCGTTGTAGAAAAGGTCTGTCAACTCGTCATTGGTTAGACCTACCCATGTGCGCTGTAGCAAGGGTTCGTTTCTCTCCCTGATCTTGCGCTCGACAAACCACACAAACTCAACCACCGATGAGGCGGCTGGCATCTCCCACGATAGGATGTCGCCCCTTGTAAGTTCCACCCAATCGCTCTCTGTCAAAGTTTCTTTTGTAGTCATGCTGTTACCTCTTCGCGTTTTGCTTTGGTTCTTGTCTTAATGGTTTGCTTGAGGCAAGCCGCCGCCTCTTCGCTTGTTAGGATGCCACGGCTCTCAAGTTGGGCTATGCCAGTCTTGATGTATGACAAGGCATAGTTCTGTGGCTTGTCCCAGATACGGCACACATTGCTCCAGAGTTGATCCTCTGTCATGCCGATCCAGAAATAGTTGTCAGCGACTACACGAGCATGGGTTGTTTTGTCGTACATAACTCAATCTCCCACATATTCGTTGGACTCAGCCACCAAGCGCTGGTGGTCAATCTTTGTCTCTTCCAGCAGGCGCTGGTACTCTGCCTGTGGGATGTCATAGGTGATGTCGGCACCAGTAGCATCAAAGACAAACAGGTCAAAGACCTCGGCATAACCGTCCACCTCTGGGAGGTAGTCGTAAGCCACTGTTACGGTCTCTACGGTATCGCCGTCATCAAAAGAAACGACGTTATCGAAGTTGTGTTGGAAGTCTGTAGTTTTCATTTCGCTTTTCCTTTTCGCTGTTGATGGTTTAATTGTAGCATAAACAATCGGAGGGTTGTCAACCCCCCAAAATTATTTATTTATCCGTTCCAATACTCGTTGAATGACAGGGGCTGGGCATAAGTATTCCATGCTTCAATACTTGGAAA